AAGAACTTAAAAGTCTGTTGTGGAAGGCAACACCTGTTAGACCGGATTCAATCTTAAATGCAAAAGATTTATGGGAAGAATTAACTAAAGAAGGTACAAGTTCTGTTTGTCCTTTTCCTTATCCACTGCTAGATCAATTCACTAGAGGTTTTAGAAAAAGCCAGATGGTGACAATAGCAGCAGGATCAGGAACAGGAAAAAGCACAATTTGTAGAGAATTTGCCCACCACTTTTTAAAGAATAAACTAACTGTTGGTTATATCGCATTAGAAGAATCAGTCCAGAGAACTATGCAGGGAATCTTAGGCATAGAACTTAATAAGCCGCTGCATTTAGAAGATAATATTGAAGATATAGATGAATTAAAAGTAGCTTTTGACAGGTTATTTGGTACAGAAAAGCTCTTTCTTTATGATCATTTTGGCAGCTTAGATCCAGATAGATTAATAGAACAGATTCAATACATGGCTACAGCTGAAGGTGTTGATGTAGTTATCTTGGATCATCTAACAATTGTGGTCAGTGGTTTAGCTGATGTAGATGAGAGAAGAGCTATTGATATTACTTGTACGAAACTTAGACAAGTTGTTGAAAGTACGGGAGTTGCTTTAATTCTCGTCAGTCATTTAAGAAGACCGCAAGGGGTATCCCATGAACAAGGACAACAGGTAAGTACTTCTGATTTAAGAGGTAGTTCTGCAATTCTTCAATTATCAGATTTATGTATTTCAGCAGAAAGAAACCAACAGGGAGATGCTGCTGAAAGAGCTGAAATGCAATTAAGGATTTTGAAAAACAGGCATACAGGAAGTACAGGACCAATAGATAAGCTCCTGTATGACGAAAACACTGGGCGTCTTTCTATTCCTATGTCCACTTATTTTGGTGCTTAACCATGACCTTATTAATTGATGCTGACTGGTTAATTTATTCTTCCTGTTGCAGCTGTGAACAAGACATCAAGTGGGATGAACACCTACATACTCTTCATGCTGATGAACGTGACATCCATGAAATGATTGATGGAAGAGTTGAGTACTACCAGAAAATTGCAGAAGATGATGATGATGTGGTGATGTGTTTCACTCAGTATCCAACCTTCAGACACACTATCTTTCCTGACTACAAAGCTAATAGAAAAAATAAACGTAAACCTTTAGCTCTTTATGCAATTATTGAACAGATAAATCAAAGATATAAGTCAGAAAGTTATACAGGTTTAGAAGGTGATGATGTGATGGCTTTACTTGCTACATCTAAAAAATATCCTAATCCAGTTATTGTTTCTCCTGATAAAGATATGAGGTCTGTTCCTTGTACGCTCTTAGCCAATGATGACATGGAATTAATAACTAAAAAGAAAGCAGATAGACACTGGATGATTCAAGCCTTAACAGGAGATGCAACAGATAACTACAAAGGCTTAGAAAAAGTTGGTCCTGTTACTGCTGAAAAGATTCTTGGTGATGCTAAAACTCTTCCTGACATGTGGAACAAAGTAGTAGAAGCATACGAAAAGAAAAAACAAACCTTTGCTGATGCTGTTCTTACTGCTCAACTAGCTCGCATCCTCCGTAAAGGAGACTATGACTTTAAAACTCAAGAGGTAACACTATGGACTCCATAAACCCTGACTACTACAAAGGTTATGCAATACAACCTATTGATTACATTATCAAAAATAACTTAGGTTTTTGTGAAGGGAATGTTGTTAAGTATATTTCCCGCTGGAATAAAAAAGGAGGAACAGAAGATTTAAGAAAAGCCATTAGATATATAGAGATTCTTTTAGATAATGAAACCAATTAACATGTCTGTTATACTCTCTTCCTTAAAGTGAACTACAATAATTCTGACAACCTTCCTTTTCCTGTTTTATCTGATGAGTTAATTAACGCCCTTGATAGTCATTTTCCTCAACGTCATCCAGATTTATCTTTTACAGATAGAGAAGTTTGGTTTAAGGCTGGTCAAAGAGCTGTAGTTGATTACATTATTGAACAACAGAAAAGACAAAAGGAGACCATGTTAACTGACAACATTCTGGAGAATTAACAATGTGTATTGGACCACTGGCACCACCAAAGCCACCTAAACTACCTGACCCCCCAGAAGTTGCACCAAGGCCAGAAAAAACAGCTAAAGCTCCTACCATTGGCAGAAAAAGAACCACTGTTTTAAAAACTGGTCAAAGCAGAAGAAACATTAAACGAACTGGTACTTCATCTTTAAGAATTCCTCTTAAATCTAGTGGTAATCTCAACTATTAATCATGTCTAATGCATTAGGTGAAACAGCAGTTGCTAGATTTGAACAGCTACAAGGTGATCGTTCTACTTTTTTAAGAAGAGCACAAGATGCTAGTAAATTAACTATCCCTGCATTAATACCAGAAACTACTGGTACAGCTGCAAAATTTAA